ATCCTCCTACTGATGAAATGATTCGGAAAGCTAAATTCATAGACAAGACTTATGTATGGCAGAAGAAGTGAGTCTTGTATTTGATTTAGAAACAAACGGACTATTATTTGATGCTAATGCCATCCACTGTATTGCTATTCACGACTGCAATACGCAAGAAACTATTGCATACAATGACACGGGTAATGAAGAACCTGTCATACGAGGGGTACAGCGGTTGGCCGATGCTGACTGCATCTTGGGTCATAATGTTATTGGGTACGATATTCCTGTACTCAATAAACTATACCCTTGGTTTGAGCCTCCTAGCCTTGTCATTGATACTTTATTGCTATCACGTCTTTACCACCCGAACTTACTAGAAATAGACCAAAAAACAAAGTGGAGATTTATGTCTCAACAATTATGGTCAAGACATTCACTAGAAGCTTGGGGATACAGATTAGGTGAGTACAAAGGAGTATTTAGTAAGCAAACAGATTGGAGTAGTTGGTCTCAAGAAATGGAAGATTACTGCATACAAGATGTAAACGTTACCACCAAACTATGGAAGCATTTCCACAAATACCTGAATGGATCCAATTCGAACATCAGGTAGCTCAAATACTTACACAACAAGAAATTCATGGATGGTCCTTTGATTCGAATGCTGCATGGCAACTTACATCTACTCTCAGACAAGAGCTTCGAGAGATTGAAGAATCACTACGAAGGAAACACTCTCTCATTGCAGGAGCAGAATTCACTCCAAAACGAGATAACAGCACGTCTGGATATGCGAAGGGTGCACCCTTTACTCGATTAAAAGAATTAAACCCAACCTCTCGTGATCATATTTCATGGATATTGCAAACACACTACGGATGGAAGCCAAAGCAGAAGACACCTACTGGGAAAACAGTTATCGACGAAGTTATTCTGACCGAGATTGGATCGGAGATTGCTATGCAGTTTGCGAGATGTTTGACGGTAACGAAAATGCTTGGGATGCTCTCGAACGGCGTCAACGCATGGCTGAAGCTTGTTACGAATGACCGGATACATCATCACTGCAGCGTTGCAACAAGTACACACCGTTGTGCACACCGAAACCCAAACCTCAGTCAGACGCCAGCAGACCCAAGATTTAGAGAACTCTTTGTTCCAAGCAGAGGCTTATGCATGGTCGGTGCTGATCTTTCTGGGATTGAGCTACGGATGCTTAGCCATTATCTCGCTAGGTTTGATGGTGGCAGATATGCAGAGATCCTCCTTAATGGAGACATCCATCAGGTCAACGCAGACAAAATTGGTATCTCCAGAAAGCTAGTCAAGACAGTTACTTACGCATTTTTGTATGGCGCTGGAGATGAAAAAATCGGTACTAGTTATGACAAACAACTCTCCTCTACAAGTGCTAAACGAAAAGGTAAAGAGATTCGTGCTGCATACATCGAAGCAGTTGAAGGATTGGGAAACCTCCTGGAAGCAATTAAGAAAGCTTCGGAGAAAGGCTCCATACGATCTATCGATGGAAGAAAAATTACAGTTGATTCACCTCACAAAGCGTTGAACTATTTACTCCAATCAGGGGCTGGAATAGTAGCAAAGCGTTGGATGATTATCAACCAAGATCACATTAAAGAATTAAATTTATGCTGCTCTCAACTAGGGTTCATCCATGATGAACTTCAGTTCGAAGTAGACCCTAAACATGCAGAAGACTTATGTTCATCCTTGGTACTTAGCAGTACAGAAGCTGGTGAATACTACAACATCAGGTGTCGTATTGATGCCGAAGCAACTATCGGAAACAACTGGAGCGAAACCCACTAATGCTTTATTCAAAGAAGAAGAACGAAATCAAGTCAACTAAAAAGAAAACAGCACAAGGTCAAGGTCGTTTATCTAAACCTAAAGGTGATCGCAAGATGAGTAGGGGTCAGGGTAAATGATTTCATTACTAATAGATGCAGATTACATTGTTTATAAAGCCTGTGCTGCAGCTGAGTATGACATTGACTGGGGTGATGATGTCATAATGGTTGGTAGCAGGTTCAGTGAAGCATATACAAATGTTAAACGTGAACTTAGTAGAATTAAGTCTGGCTACTTAGATTCTGAAATCATTTTATTCTTTAGTGATTCTATTAATTTTCGCAAGTCAGTTGATAAGGATTACAAAGGACACCGTAATCGCAAGAAACCTTGTGGATATAAACGTGTGATACACCATCTTCATGATGAGTATCGTGTTATCCGTATGCCAACATTAGAAGCTGATGATGCATTAGGTATCTACGCAACATCGAACGATGACTGTGTAATAGTATCCCCTGATAAGGATCTAAAACAAATACCTGGCACTCTCTACAATCTAATTGAAACGTTCACAATCGACAAACAAGCTGGTTGGGAATGGTTTTTAATTCAGACACTAAGTGGTGATAGTACCGATGGATACAGTGGTGCACCTGGATACGGCGTAAAAACTAGCACAAAATTTTTTACTGAATATGGTTATAGCTGGAATTCAGTAGTCAGAGCATTTGATTCAAAAAATCTACCTGAATCTGAAGCTCTTAAAAATGCGCGACTTGCAAAGATACTTACTGCTGATGATTATGACTTCGAAAAGAACAGACCCATCCTATGGACTCCCACCGATGCCGATAACAGATCTGACTGTGGAACAGCAGTTCAAGCTGCGCCGAATGAAGGACTTGCTAGATAAATGTCCTCCAGATCAAATGATTGAGTTGTTCCTACAACTACAAACAACAAATTTTATTCTTACTAACAACATAGGTGAATTACTTAAAGCATGGAATCTCCCAGTCACTACACCCGAGGATCAATAGAAGTATGGGATTTCATACGTGATCAACAACTTAACTACCACTTAGGTAATGCAATTAAGTATGTGTGCCGAGCCGGTTACAAGGATGTTCACACGAAAACAGAAGACCTTAAAAAGGCTATCCACTATCTTGAAAATGAATTACAACACACACACCCAATCTCAAAGTCTGTCCGATCAAGCCCTGGAATTTCGTACAGCGTATGGGATCCAGAACGCGAGGGAGAGCCGGACTATGCAACGGGATTTGATCGTTGAAGAGTTCAAAGAGTTTATGTATGCAGCCACTGAAGAAGGCTATGAAGACGAACTAAAAGAACTTGCAGATCTTGTGTATGTCTGCTTTCAGTATGCAGAAAATATGGAATGGGATCTAGAGGAAGCACTAGATCGTGTACATAAATCAAATCTATCAAAGCTTGGTCTGGATAACAAACCAATCCGTAGGTCTGACGGGAAAATAATGAAAGGACCTAACTATCAACCACCAAATCTATCTGACTTAGTTAAATGAGCGAATTAATTTCTAGAACTGGACGTGTTCAATCATGGATCGATGATCCTGATGGCCGTCTTCCCGTGTCGTGCACGGTTTTTGTTGTTGACAATGAACTCGAAGGACCTAATGGAATTGAAGCAAGTTGGCGTTTTTGTTCCCACGCTCTACGCAACGGAGCAGGAGTTGCTATCCATCTATCAAGACTTGATGCTAAAGATACCGAGAGACCATCAGGGGTCGTTGCGAGTGGTCCTGTATCATTTGGACGAATCTATTCGGCTCTTAACGAGACTCTCAGAAGAGGTGGAAAATTTAAAAATGGTGCCGTAGTATTGCACCTTGATGCAAATCATCCTGACCTAAAAGACTTCCTTGTTGCACCACGAGATACCCTACCTTGGGTTAAGCGATGTGTAAACATCAGCCAAGAATGGTGGGATGAGATGTCACCTGGTAATAAGGTAATTCTAATCTCCAAGATTAAAGCTGGAGATATATGGCTTAACAAAGTAAAGTATGAAGGGACAAAAAGAATTAGAGGAAATGTATGTCTTGAGGTGTACCTGCCATCTAGGGGGACATGCTTACTACAACACATTAACCTTGGAGCCTGCAGCTTCAAACAGATCCCTGAAGCTTTCTCTCAAGGGATGCAAGAACTTTGTGAGCTACATTCAAAAACAAACGTCGGAGAGACTGGAGAATATCTACCTTCTTCCACAGATCGACAGGTTGGACTTGGAATTCTGGGTCTTGCGAACCTCTTGCGGAGGTACGGTGTCTCCTATGAACAGTTCGGGCGAGCTTTAGATCAATACTCAGCTGGAGAGATTAAAGCTACTGCTGCTTACTCTCTTGTAGAGCAACTATCTCATGGCATCCGTGATGCTTCATTGATTGCTCATGAGTATGGAATGGTCCGAGCTTTTGCTATCGCCCCCACAGCTTCTTGTAGCTATCGCTCAAAGGATGCTGATGGTTATACATGTTGTCCTGAGATTGCACCACCTATTGGTCGTACTGTAGATCGTGACTCAGGCACATTTGGTGTGCAGACATACTCATATGGTGATGTAGAGATTGCATCAGAAGTAGGGTGGGATAATTACAAACGGGTAGCAGATGGCATCATGCGTCTCTACCAAACCAGTGGACTTCTCCATGGGTACTCATTTAATTGGTGGTCGGATTTGGCTATTATGGATGAGGACTTCATTGAAGAGTGGCTTAGGTCTCCACAGACTTCTCTCTATTACTCGTTACAGGTAATGGGGGATGTTCAGGATAAGACCAATGCTTACGCAGCTATTGCTGAGGACGAAGTTGATGATT